ATCGCCTCGGCCTGGAAAACTTTCGACGGTGCCAGCGATCCTGGTGCTGGTAATTTCCGCGTTCCGGATCTTCGAGGAGTAGTTCCAGCTGGACTTGACCAAATGCCATCTGGTGCAAGAGCTAATAGGATGACTCGAGCAGCAGCAATCGTCCTAGCATCCAAAACAGGGCAGGAAACGCACGTCCTTAGTGTCGGCGAGTTGGCTGGTCACGCACATACAGTCAACTCACATAGTCACGGTGGTGCTGTTGCCGCTGGCGGTGCTCATGCTCATTTGTCACGAAATGCTCACGGATTCATGACAAACGCCGGAAGCGGAGATATTCCTTCATATATTTGGGGTACTGGCGGATCGACTGCTTTCTCGGATAACTCTACAGATACAGCTCCCGCTCACGCGCACGCAATTGCTGCAGAAGCACCTGGAACGAACTCACAGGGTAGCGGTAACGCGCACGAAAACATTCAACCCACAGTTATGGTTCCGTATATCGTCCGCTTGGATGGAACGCTTCCTGGCGGTGCATAATGAGACTAGAACTCTCTGGAAGTTTGGTTCGTCCTGAACCAATTGTCATTCATTTCGGCGTTGAGCCTGGTTTCCTTCCTGGTCTAGGCGATATCATAGATTTTAATCCCGTAACCTATATAAATCTGGGTTATACACATTTCGATGTGATTTGTATAGGTGGCGGAGGAGGAATGGGTGGTGGTATTGACACAGGAAACACTGGAACACAGGTTCGGAACTATGGCGGAGCAGGCGGTGGAGGAGGTTTTCACCGTGTTCGCGGTCTACTATCCGCACTACCGAACCCGTGCCCTGTTATTGTCGGGGATGGTGGAGATCCTGGAACAGAACATGTTAGCAATCCTGCTCTTACTACCGATGGTACCGACGGAGGAACTTCGTCGTTTAACGACCCAACATGTCGTGCCTCAGGTGGTAAGGGCGGCAAAAGAGCTCAATCTAATTCGCTGACAGTCACCACACAAGCTCACGGAGGACAGGGTGGACTGGGAAATCGTGCTACTGCAGGAGGAGGAGCAGCTGGCGGTCTTGCTGGGACTCCTGCGCCCGGTGGTCCTGGTACTCCCGGCACTCCCGGAGTGGATGGCACATATAACACGATTATTCAAGACATCGGTGAAGGTGGTGGAGGCGGAGCTGGCGGAGTAGGTAAGTACGGAGTAGGTGCAGGATCCTCTCCAGCTAATGCAGCAACACCTGGAGGTCGTGGTTCGTACAATCCTGGCGACACTTCGGTCTACGGTCCTGGCGATCTTCCCGCCGATGACCCAGGAAGTGGAACTAGTGACATTATTCCAGGAGGAGCAGGCGGAGCCAAGGCCTCACCTTTGAATAAACTACCATATGTTTACGGGAAATCCAAGACTTCTCGCGAACAGGGCGATATGGGAGCTGTAATCATCCGTCTTACCGCCGAGTAAGTCATGATTACCTTCACACAAAAAGGCTCTTTCAAGAATACAGAATCATATTTGAGAAAGATGAACGAAAAGGAGCTATTTGCTACGCTGGGTAAGTTCGGATCAGTTGGGGTAAATGCTCTTTCCAATGCTACACCCACAGAATCGGGTGAAACCGCAAACTCCTGGTACTACACCATCGAGCAGCGTCGCGGATATTATTCGATTCGATGGCATAACAGGCATATCGAAGACGGTGTGCCTATTGCCGTCATTCTTCAGTATGGTCACGGTACTGGAACCGGTGGTTACGTCGAAGGTCGTGACTATATTAATCCAGCAATTCGTCCCGTGTTTGATCAGATAGCTGCCGAAGCCGATAAAGCATTAAGGGGGTGACTAAATAGTGCCAGGAATTGACGACAAAGTCGTCGCTATGAGTTTTGAGTCGAGTAAGTTCGAACAAGGCGTTAATTCCGCGATTCGAGCTCTCGAAAAGCTAAAAGCATCACTCAAATTCCCGAATTCGGGCAAAGAGTTGAATGAAATTAATGCTGCAGCTAAGAGAGTCGATCTCGGACATATCGCCAAAGGCGTTGACGACGTCAAGAATCGACTCAATGCTCTGAGACTGGTTGCGGTAGCTGTATTTGCTCAAATAGCGAGTAGAGCCATTGCCGCAGGCAGTCAATTCTTGAAAGCGTTCACTATTGGTCCCCTTATTCAAGGTTTCCAGGAATACTCGACAAACCTGAACGCTATTCAGACGATCCTGGCCAACACTCAGGCTGCTGGCACAAATCTCCAAGACGTCAACCGGGCCCTCCAGGAACTAAATAGATATTCAGATAAGACCATCTACAACTTCAGTCAGATGGCTAGGAATATCGGTACCTTCACGGCTGCTGGTGTTCAGCTAGATGTAGCCACCGGAGCCATTAAGGGTATCGCAAACCTAGCCGCGCTTTCTGGCTCGAATGCTGATCAGGCTTCAACAGCAATGTACCAGCTCTCTCAGGCCATCGCTGCTGGATCCGTGAAGCTGCAGGACTGGAACTCGGTTGTCAACGCTGGTATGGGCGGTACCGTCTTCCAGCGTGCCTTGGCTATGAATGCCGAAAAGATTGGTACGCTAAAAGATGGCGCTGTAAAACTTACCGGAGCGATGAAGAATGTCACGATTAACGGAGAAGCTTTCCGTCAGTCGTTGTCGACTCCAGGTAAGCCTTCTTGGTTGACTTCCAAAGTTCTGACCAGTACTCTCGAGCAGTTTACGGGCGATTTGTCTGACGCTCAGCTTGCCGCGGAAGGTTTCAACAAAGCTGAGATCGCTGCAATTCAGAAGACAGCCCAAACAGCAATGCATGCGGCCACTGAGGTCAAGACTATCTCACAGGTCTTCGAGGTGGCTAAGGAAACTGCTGGCTCTGGGTGGGCTAAGACTTTCCAGATCATATTCGGTAACTTCAAAGAAGCCAAGAAGACTTTCACTGATCTCTCGAATACGATCAACGGATTCATCAACCGAAATGCTCAAGCTCGTAACAAAGTGTTGGCTGATTGGAAAGCACTGGGCGGACGAACGGTTCTGATCGAGGGTATCAAGTCTGCATTCCAGAATCTAGGCGCAGTTCTTAAGCCGATCAAGCAAGCGTTCAGAGACATCTTCCCAGCGTCAACCGGGAAATCTCTTTTCGACCTTACTACTCGATTCAAGAACTTTGCTGACTCGCTTAAGCCTACGCCAACGACTGTCGAGAATTTGAGGCGAACGTTTAGAGGACTATTTGCTCTTCTCGACATTGGTAAGCAGGTAATTGGCGGTATATTTAGCGTTTTCGGACATCTCTTTGGTGCAGTTGGTCAAGGTACTGGTGGTTTCTTGAGTATTACCGCTAGTATCGGAGATTTTCTTGTCAAAGTTGACGAATCTTTGAAGAAGGGCGGTCGTCTTGCCGACTTCTTTGATGATCTAGGAAACGCTATCGCTGCGCCAATTCAATTCATCGGAGAATTGATCAATTCGTTTGAGCAACTTTTCTCCGGGGGAGTTTCCAAGCAAGTAGCCGGAATGACCCAGTCTCTGTCGCCTCTCGAGAAGATATTGGCGGCAATCTCACAGGCTTGGGACAACTTCGTCTCTAGCTTTGGAGATGTCGGAAACGTCTTTACTCCGGTTATCCAAGCATTTGTCGATGGAATCCAACAGCTTGGACCTGCTGTAGCACAGGCTATCTCAGGTATGAGCTTCGAGCCCATCCTTCAAGTCATTCGAACCGGTCTTCTTGCCGGTATATTTGTGTTGTTCAAGAATTTCCTTGGCAAAGGCAGTTTCCTGGACCAGATTGGTAAGGGCTTTGCTGGAGGAATCATCGGAAACATTGCTGGATCTTTCAATGCCTTGCAGGGATCGCTTCAGGCAATGCAGACCAACATCAAGGCGAAGACACTCAAGGAAATTGCGATCGCGGTTGCTCTTCTCGCAGCTTCAGTTGTGGCTTTGTCGTTCGTGAAACCAGAGAAGCTCGACAAGGCTATGAGTGCAATAACTATTATGCTTGCGCAGCTTCTCGGTGCGATGAAGATCCTGGATAAGATCACCGCAACCTCTGGCTTTGTCAGGTTGCCGGTTGTCGCTGCTTCTTTGATCCTGCTTGCTGGCGCCATCGATGTCCTTGCTCTCGCAGTGGTTGGTCTGAGCTTCCTCAGTTGGGGAGCATTGATCAAGGGACTTGGTGGAGTTAGTGTTCTGTTGGTTGGAATGGTAGCAGCAACAGGACCTTTGTCCAAAGCCTCACCGCGGTTGATCGTAGCAGGTGCTGGAATTACGGCTATTGCTGTAGCGCTGAACATCCTAGCCCTTGCTGTTCGCCAATTCGGCACTATGGGTATGGCCACTCTCAGTAAAGGTCTCGGCGCAGTCGCTGCCGGATTAGTTATTATAGCTGGCGCGATGAGAGTGATGCCTACTGGAATGGTCGCTCAAAGTGCTGCGTTGATTGTCATAGCAACTTCGCTCAGAATCTTGGGTGAAGCTGTTCAGAAACTTGGTAGCTTGAATTGGAAAGTTATAGCTAAGGGGCTAGGCGCTATCGGAATAGCTCTTGGCATTATTGCTGCGGCTATGCATTTGATGCCGACAAGTATGATCGCAACAGCCGCCGGTCTTGTCTTGGTCTCTGCTGCACTACAAGGAATTGCCCGAGCAGTAGAGAACATGGGCGCTATGTCGATGGAAGAGATAGCTAAGGGACTAGGAGCTCTTGCTGGAGCTTTGGCTATCTTGGCAGGCGGTCTATATTTGATCGAAGGAACAGCAGGAGGCGCCGCAGCTTTGGGAGTAGCCGCTGCGGGTATTGCTTTGCTTGTTCCTCCTCTGATTCTTCTTGGAAAACAAAAGATCAAAACTCTTGTGGTCGGTCTGATAGCACTAGCAGCTATATTTGGCGTCATTGCAGCAGCAGCTCTGGCACTCGCGCCATCGATCCCAGTATTGCTCGGATTCGGCGCAGCAGTAGCTTTGGTTGGAGCTGGTCTCGCCCTAGCCGGGGCGGGAGTTGCATTGATCGGTATCGGTCTCGCTGCGATTGCCGCATCTGGCTCAGTTGCTGTCGGAGTTCTTATTCAGGCATTTATCGACCTTCAGAAAGCGCTGGTCGAGAATGCCAAACTGATCGTTCTAGGATTGTTGGAGATTGTAAAGGCGTTTGCCGACACAGCTCCGCAATTCGTAGCAGCAGTAGTTAAGATCCTCGATGCTCTTATCCAGGGTCTTATTCAGCTAGCACCGCAACTGGTACCTTTGATCACAACGTTGATAACGGTCATGATTCAAGTCCTTAATGCCAACCAGGCACGACTTATTCAGGCCGGTTTCGATCTGTTGATAGCACTTCTCGTGGGTATTAGAAATAATATCACCGAAGTCGTCAGACTGGCGATTCAGATCATTCAGGAATTCGCCGACGGCGTTGCCAAGAACATCAACAAGATCATTTCTGCCGGAGTGCAGATAATGTCGGCGTTCATAAAAGGTATTGTATCCGGTGCAGGTAAGATTGCTACGGCTGGGCTGAATGCTGTTGTGAGATTCCTGGGTGCTATCGCTAGCGGTTTGGGAAGGGTTGCTGCTGCTGGTCTAAACATCATGACCAGTTTGATCAGAGGTATTGCCAACGGTGTTGGAAGAGCGATCAAAGCTGGTACGAACGCAGTCGTAGCCTTCATCAACGGAATCGGCAGTGCTGGAGCAAGAGTCATTACGGCTGGAACTAACACGATAATCAAACTTATCAATGCTCTCCAGTCAAATGCCAACAGACTTGCCGATGCTGGTGCAAAAGCAATCATCGCATTCCTAAATGGTCTAGCCAATACGATTAACGCACGCGCACCTGAGATGCGA